TGTCCAAAGGTGGGCGATAGGGCGGAAACGCTTTTTGTGGCGGCTATTTCGACGACGCTAAGCCTCTTGAGTGGCGTCGACAAACCTAATTAGGTGTTATTGACCTATTTAGCTAAGATTTACGTGCAACCCTTACTCGCTGATGATTTCAGAGCAAACCGCTGAGTCCGTGACCAGCACCGATGTGCCCGTGGCCATCGATCCTTCGCTCTTAAATGCACCGATCGACCCTCAGGCAGTCAGTGGCGGCAGTGCCGACAACGAACTGCTTAAGCACAAGCTTGGCCTAGCCAATTCGCACGCGAAGAAAGCAAAGGCGGAGGCCGACGAGGCTCGCCAGCAACTGAGCAGACTCCAATCGGAGTTTGCTGAGATGAAGGCACTTCAGCAATCCGCAGCGCAGAAATCGCTTGAGGATCAGGGCGCCTACAAGGATTTGTGGACGGAAGCGAAGCGGACCGTGTCCGAACGCGACGCCACGATTGTCGAGCTCCGTGCCCAGTTGGCCACCACCAACGAAAAGGCCGAGCAAGAGCGACTGAAAGCGGCAGTTACGAGCCAGCTTTCCCGGGCCAACGCTGTAAACCCGCAACAGCTTTACCAGCTACTTGCGCCGCAGCTGCGTCTGGATGACCAAGGAAATGCCGCAGTGCTCTCCGGGGGCGTTGAGCAACCTGTCGGCGAATACTTGGCCAACTTAAAGCAAGCTCCGGAATGGCAGCACCACTTCGGTGCGAGCAGCGAAGCCCGAGGAATGGGCTCCACCACCACCTCCTCAGTCACTCCCGGCAGGGAAAACCCGTACCGCACCGGCAACCTCACGGAAGCTGTGTTGATGGAGCGGGACAATCCTGATTTGGCAGCCGCCCTCAAGAAAGAAGCGCAGCGCGGGGGTTAATCCACGGTCCAACCCTTTTTTCTGGAGGTAAGTCATGGCAGCGACCATGCAAAATTACGCTCGCTCAACATTCCTGAGCGACATCATCACAGTCCCCGCCTTCACGGATTACGTGAAGGAGGCGATTTTTGAGCGCAGCCTCTTTGTGCAGTCCGGCGCCGTTGTGCGCAACTCTGCCCTGGATGCTCGTTCCGGTGGCGTCAAGGTGGAAGTTCCCACCTGGAAGCCTCTGAACCCGACCGAAACCGTCATCGAGTCAAACTCGACTTGGGGCGGCGACGGCACCAACACCGGCTTCCTCGATCCCAAAAAGATCGAAGCCGGTAAGCAGGTGATGCCGATCCTGCACCGTGGCTGGGCCATGGCTGCAGACGACCTCAGCCGCCTCGGCTCGGGCACTGACCCGATGGCTGCCATCCGCAGCTACACCGCCGACGCCATCAACAAGCAGAAAGAAACTGCTCTGTTGAGCCAGCTGGCTGGTCTGTATATCGGTGGCGCCGCGCCTCTGGCCGCCCTGACCACCGACGTTGCCGACGCCTCTGCTGGCGATGGCGCAGCTGAGAACTTCCTCACTGCCGCCAGCGCTGTTGCAGCTCGTTCTGCACTTGGTGAGCGCAGCTCCGTGCTGAGCATCATCATCATGCACTCGGCGATGTATCACTACCTGCTGCAAGCAGGGATGCTGACCTTCTCCTCTGAGACTCTCGCCACCGGCGAGTCGATCAAGTGGGGCGGTGGCGGCATCGGTCTGACGAATCGCGATGTGGCGTACTTCGCCGGCATGCGCATCATCGTGACCGACAACATCCAGCCTGTTGCTGGTGGCACCACCGGCGCCCTGAACAAGTACCCCGTCTACATGTGCTCCGAGGGAGCCATTGCAGAGGGCATTCAGCAGGAGCTCCGCATCGAGGCCGACCGCAACGTGTTGTCTCTTCAGGATGTGATGTCTGTTTCCATGCACTACGGGTATCACCTGCAGGGCACCGGTTACAAAGGCGCCGACAACCCCACCAACACCGTGTTGGGCACCAACGGATCTTGGGAGCTCGTCTTCACCGACGCTCGCAACATCGAGATGGTTTGCCTCCTGGCAAACAGCCCCTTCGGTGGCAAGTACGTTTGATTCCTACTTAACTGGAAAAGAGCGCACGTTGGCCCCACTTCGGTGGGGCCTTTTTTATTGGGTTAGGTAGCATGGGTTAACAGCCTTACTGGGATGACTGGAATGATTCGGCTCTACTTCGAGCCGCGTCCCGAAACCCCAGTGATGGATCTTCTGGATGAAGTTCCGACTGTCATCGACCTACCCCCGTTCGAGGCAAAGCTGATGCAGGACCACTACGAACAACGGGGCTATCAAGTCATCGGAGTGCCTATCTAATGGCGACTTTTGACGCCACGCTGAGCGGAGCTACGGCCACGAGCTACATCAGCGTCGAACGCGCAACAGAGCTAGTTACTGACACTCCACAGGCAACCGCGTGGGCTGCCATGACGGAGGCGCAGCAAAAGATCGCCCTCAACGCAGCAACCGGCTGGCTCGAGACTTTGACCTACGGAGGTACGCGCTGCGGCATCCCCAGCTCTGACGATCCGACCAAACCCCAGGCGTTGTTGTGGCCGCGGTCCGGCATTACTTGCAATGGCTACACCGCTGCCTGCGATCTGATCCCCTACAAGATCGAATGGGCTGAAGTTCTACTGGCGCTGCAGCTCCACGCCAACCCGAATGCAATTATTCCCGAAGGCGGCGGCGGCTCAACGCAAGCCGGGGTCTATGTGTCGATGCAGAAGCTCGGCGACCTTCAACAGGAATTTTCTGAGTATTCCAACCCCCAGAGCAGCAGCTGCGACTCGTGTGGGGATCCTCCGCTCTTACAGACATTCCCCTGGCTTCGCAGCATTTTGGGCTGTTGGTACGAGGGCGACGGGCTGGTTAATGGCAGCGGCCTGATGCTGAGGGTGCGCAGCTGATGGCCTCGCAGGATCTCTGGGCCAAGCCACTAGCCGATGAGCTGGTCAGCGTTTTTCGCGTTGACTCTTTGATGTACGTGCGGCGGGTGAGCGGTGGCTACGACCCGAGCACCGGCACTGTCTCAAACACCGAAACCACCTACACCAAGGCGGGCGCCATCACCAAGCGGATGCGCGAGGAAAACCAAGACGGAGAGGAGCGCTACGACCTCGAGGTTTGGATGGCGCTTTCGGACATCGGAGAGACCTACCCAACCTTCAACGACCATTTCGTCTACGAAGACCGCACCTTCAAAATCCAGCAGATCGATCCGATCTACTCGGGCGACACCAAGTACGCGGTGAAATGTCGCGCCCGCGCTAGCTGATGGCTGGTCTGCTCGACATTGTTCCCGACGTTCGCGAGGCGCTGGAAGAAGCGCTGATCGAGACGACGCAGAACATCGCCACCGACCTGCGCACCTACGGCCCGTATTGGGATGGCACCTTCGCCGATAACTGGATTGCTCTGCCTGGTAATCGCGCCATCAAACCGTTCATCCCGACATTCCCGAACGTGGCGAAGAACCCCAGGCCGCGCCCCGCGTCTTGGCAAGAGATTGACCTCACCCCCTCGCAAAACCTGACCGGCTACACGCTGGGCAACCGCACCACCTACCGGCTCTACGCCATGGACCTACTCCCCTCGGGAGTGTGGGGCGGCATCTACCGCGGCGAAACCCGCCGCCAGACTGCTCCGCTCAAAAAGTTCTGGTACGAGAAATACATCAACAACGGGTTGATGCAGCGCCAGATTGGTAAGAGCGTGAGTGATGTATTCCGGAGGTACTCATGAGCCTGCAAGCCGTCCGCGCTCTCTACGAAGTTCCGGTAATGAACGCCTGCGCCACCTACGGCGTGCCGGTGGTTGCTGAAAACCAGGCTTACACCGGCGGCAGCTCCAGCAAAGAGGAGTGCCGGATGTCGATGAGCTTCGGTGACATCACTGTCCAAACCCTGGGCGAATCACTGGAGACTCTCAACGGCACCTTCGTGGTGGAGCTATTCACAGTCAAAGGCGAAGGTCCGGGCCGCGCTCAGTTCGTGATCACCGAAATCATGAAAGCGCTCAACAACATCAACACGTGCGACCCCCACACCGGCGACACCGATGTGGCCTACGGATACGTTGGGCCGATTGCTGGCCCACTGTTTGACCAGCCCGACGATGTCCCGCACTTCTATACGCGGATTTCGTTCCCTTTCCAGGCGACTTACAGAAGTTGAGTTGACGAATAGACTTGAGTAGAACCTGGCGCCCCCGACAGGTAACGCCCTCGCTGTTGTCTGTTCCGTCTTTCTGACGGCTGATCCAATCGCGGTTTCATGTTCCAATAGCGTTCTGAGCGGATCCGACGGCTCGGTGTGGTTTAAGCCCGCCGGAACTTCGGTCTGCCTACGCGACTTTTCTGACTTCCCAGCTGGCACTGATGTCAGCCTCCCGGCTTGCCACGGCTTCCTCGTCGGTGACGAGATCGAGTTTGCTCAAGAGAGTGGCGGCAAGCTAGATGGCGGTATCACCACCGCAATTCCGTTGTCAGGTGAGGTGTCCGGCCCCTTTGTCATCACTTCGATCGACAGCTCTGCCAACACCTTCACCTTCGCAACCAAGGCTGCCCCAGGCACCGGCGTCACCCTCGATGGCGATGGTGGTACAGGCTCTGCCGACAACCCTCTGCCTGCGCACATCAACGTGCGCCTGGTTGATTACGCGGTGGTCTGCCAGGTTCGCTCTGTGAGCTTGGACCTCTCTCGCGAAACTCTGGACACGACCAGCCTTCCCTGCGGTACTTCCGCTGTCTCTTGCGAGGCCGCTTTCCGTACCACCCAGCCTGGCTACGCCTCCGGCACTGGGACCATGGAAGTGATGTTTAGCTCCGGCCAGGGCTCTCTGGCAAACCGTCTTCTGGCGGACAGCCTCAAGAGCACCCAGGACGGCGCTTACGTGAAGCTCTACCTGAACACCGTCAACGACGGCTCCGGTGGCGTAGATGAAACAGCCTCGATGTCTATCGCTGGCCCTGTTTCTCTGCTCGGCTTCTCGATCAGTATCACCCCTGGCGAAGTCACCACCGCAACGGTGAACTTCTCCTTCTCTGGTCAACCCACTATCGACCTCGAAACTGCCTGATAAGGTCACTTTCGGTCGGACGAGCCCTGCCACTAGGCGGGGCTTTTTTATGCCTATATACTTAACTCAGTTAGGTGAACTGCATGCCTTCGGCGATCGATATTCTCAAAAAGGCGGCGAACCTTCGACCCTCAAAAAGAACCGTCATCTTGAACGACGGAACGGTTTTCACTTTCTTCTGCTCTCCGCTGACAATGCAGGAGCGCGAGCGGGCAAATAAAGAAGCTCAAAGTGACGATGTCAATCAGTTTGCGATGCGCTTGCTGATCAACAAAGCCACCAACGAGCACGGAGCTCCGCTGTTCACCGTGGCTGACCTGCCCGAACTGAAGCGCAACTGCCGCGACGAAGACGTTCAAAAGCTTCTCCTCGCAGTCATCCAGGAGGATGAGGAAGAAGAGATCACCGATGTAAAAAGCGCTGGTAAAGGAACTAAAGAAGGATGATTGGCTACGGCTGAGCTTCGGGGTGGCAAAAGAGCTGGGGATGACCATCCAGCAGCTCCACCAGAACGTCACCCGCCAGGAATTGCTGGGCTGGTCGGCTTATTTCTCGATTCTGAACGAGGAGATGGAAAAGGCCAGTCAGAGATAGAATTGGGCATCTGACCTATTTGAGTTGGCGACTTACAACGCTGATATACGAATAGGCGTAGTCGGTAAGGCCCAGCTCAACCAGCTCGAGGCTCAGTTCAAGCGGATAAATAAGCAAGCCAATCAGCTCCAGCGGTCGCTGAAGTTGAAGGGCCTAAACCAGCGACTCAATCTCGATACTCGAGCAGCGACTACAGCTATTCGGGATCTCGAGGCTCGGATCCAACGACTGGGCCGCACCGTCACGGTCAAGCTCAACACGCGTCAACAACAAGCAGCTGCCGGAGGCAGCGGCGGAACTGCTGTCGGCATTGCCGCGGGCAACAACAACCAGGCAACAGCTCAGCAGGCCGCAACGCTCAGCAAGCTTTCCACCAGCGCCAGGGAGGCGAGGCAAACCAGCAAAGAGCTAACAGCAGCTCTCGATGCACAGCGGGTAGCCACCGACAAGCTCGAGACCAGCAAGAAAAAGCTTCAGCAGGCGCTACGCACCAATCAACAGGCGCAAGCGGGCTTTGCCGAGAAGGGCAAAACGGTCAAGCAGAGCTTGGCCAACTCGGCCAACGCCATCCAGATAAACACCAACTACCTGCGCAAATATCAAGCGGCGTTGCGTGATGCCGGCAGGGAAGTTGTATCGCTGCAGGGCAAGCTAAACAGTCTGAGCGAAGCGCAGCAGAGAGCCGCTAGACGCCAAGCCACCTTCGGGCAAGCCAGGCGCGGCGCACTTGCTGGCGGTGGTGTCAGCGCTTTGGGTATCCCGGGCGTCGGCTCTATTGCTTCCGGCGCTTTGGCTGGTGGTGCGGTTGGTGGTGCTCCGGGCGCCATTGCGGGCGCGGCAGCAGCAACCCTCACCACCCTCGGCACCGCCGCAGCGGGCTACGCCAACGAAGCCGCCAAGGCAGCAGCGGAAACCGCGCTGCTCAACACCGCCCTTTCTTCGATTGCTGGACCCGAAACCCAGAACGCCAAGCAACTCATTAGCGAACTCTCGCAAGAGTTTGTGGTTTCTATTCCGCAGGTCACCGCGGAGTTCACCAAGTTGGCGGCAGCAGCGCAGGCCAACGGCACCACCATCCAAGAGACCGCCCAGGTTTACAAGGGCCTGGCAGCAGCCAACGTCGCGCTAGGTGGCAACTCCGAGCGACTGCAGGGCATTCTGCTCGCCACCACGCAGGTCTTCAGTAAGGGCAAGGTCCAGGCGGAAGAACTGCGCGGCCAGATCGGTGAGCGCTTGCCGGGCGCCTTTGCGCTATTCGCTGATTCGTTGGGCTTAACCACGAAAGAGCTCGACAAAGCTCTTGAGCAGGGCAAGGTCACCACCGAGGACTTCGTCGAATTCGCCATTGGTTTGTACGGGCGTTATGCCGATGCCGCAGCGCTCATCAATAGGTCACCCGAGGCAGCAGGACGGCGCCTCGAGGTTGCGCTGAAGAACCTGCAGCTGTCTGTCGGCAATTTGCTCAAACCGATCGGCGCAGCTTTCCAGACGGTCTTTAGCGACATCGTCATCGCCATCACAAAGGCCAGCGATGCGTTGGCCAAGTTCTTGGGCGTGGGCTTAGAGAACGCCATTGCCAAAGCAGAGCGCGACATCGAGGCAGCGCGAGTCAAGCTCGGCACCTCCGACAACCCATTCCGCAACGACGGGGGAATCACAGACCGCCGCTCTCGCGCTTCCGCAAAGCGACAGCTTCGCGAAGCCGAAGCTCGTTTAGCCCGGTTGCGCCAGCAGCAACAAGATCAGCCGGTGGTTGATCCGATCAAGCCTCTCACTCAGACCAGCGTGGAAGAGCTGTCGGAGTCAGACCGTAAGGCCAAAGAACGTCTAGAGACTGATCGCCGCTTGGCGGCGGTTCGCCGCGACAGCGCGCAAGCGCTGCTTGAACTCGAGAACCAGCGCAATTTCCTGACCGACTACGAGTACGAAAAGCGCAAGCTCATCCTCAAAGGTCAGCAAAAGGCTTACGAAGCCGTCGTCAAGATCAAAGACGAGGAGCAGCTGACTGCTGAGCTGCTGCGCATCCAGGCCGACATCAACCGAGAGCTAGTTGATCTGGAGAACGAGCGAGTCAGAGCCCTGGGCGAGCAGAAGGACGCCGTCAACGAGCGGATGCTCGCGCTGAATAACGAGATCAAGGTGATCCGAGAGCGCGACCCGCTCCAGAAGGAGTACCTGAAGATTGAGCAGGAGATCGCCAGACTGCGCCGCGAGGGAGTACCTGAGCAACAGCTTTTCGTGCTGCGGGATCGCTTGCGTCTGAGAGCAGAGGAGCTGGAGCTGTCTAAGGAGATTGCCCGAGTTGAGCAGCTCCAGGCTGATGCACTTAATGCTGTTGGTGATGCAGCTCGCAACGTCTTCGAGACGATGATTTTCGGCTCCGAGAAGCTGGAAGACACCCTCGGCAATGTGGCCAGGCAGCTGGCTTCGATTCTTCTGCAGACCGGCCTTAAGGCTCTTGGCGGCGGAGATGGTGTGGGTCTGTTCAGCATCTTGGGCGGCGAATTTGGCGGTGGGCGAGCCAGCGGCGGCCCAGTACGCAAAGGCACCAGCTACGTGGTGGGTGAGAAAGGTCCTGAGCTGTTTGTTCCGAATAGCAGCGGCACGGTTGTTCCCAACGGCGCCATGGGCGGAGTCAACAGCGTCGTGAACGTCACGATCACCGGCGATAGCGAGGAGACCGACTCCACCCGCTCCTCTGAGCTTGGCCGGATGATCGAAGCTAGCGTCGTGGGTGTAATCAACCGAGAGCGCCGCCCTGGCGGTCTGTTGACGAGGTAGCCATGCCAGCCAATTGCCCTCCGATTAACTCGCTGTCCAACCTTTGCGTCACCCCCGACAGCAAAAAGAAGGCGACCTTCCGCACGCTCGAGCAGCAATACGGCGACGGCTACATGGCCCGCCGGCAGGACGGCCTCAACCCAGTCAACGAGATGTGGTCGGTCTCAATCCCACCCGACAAGGTGGAGAACATCATCGCCTTTGAGAACGAGCTGATCGCGCTGGGCGTCGGCCACTTTGCCTGGACACCTCCGAACGAGCAGACCACCTCACCAGAGAAGCGCTGGGTTCTCGACCCGCCGCAGTGGGACTGGACCTATAAAAGCGCCGATGTTGCGAGCCTGTCCTTCAACCTCAAGCGCTGGTACGGGGTCTGATGGCAGACGATCGGACGTTCGAGTTCAACGCGGACCAGCAGGGTCTAACCGGTGACGCGATCATCGATCTGTGGACGCTCGACATGGAGCCGGTCGGCAACACCGGAGCCAACCGCTTCTTTCACTTCATCAACTGGGTAGCCAGCGACGGCGTCGAGGTGGTCTATGACGGCACCACCTACATCCCAATCCCACTACAGGCGACGGGGTTTGAGATCCGCACCGAGGGCGTGCCGCCGAACCCCACGATCCAGGTGAGCAACATCGGCTTGGAGTTCACCGGCTTGGTGAATGAGTGGAACGATCTGGTGGGCGCCAAGCTGACTCGCCGCCAGGTGCTGGCTCGCCATTTAGATGGAGGCAGCAGCCCAGACCCTGACGCTCACTGGCCTGATGAGGAGTGGGTGATTCAGCAGAAAGAGACCGAGAACAAGCTGTTTGTCAGCTTTGTACTGAGCACCGCCTTTGACTTGGACGGCTGCACGCTGCCCAAACGCAGAGCTCTCCGGTACAACTGCGTCTGGGTTTATCGGGGTGAGGGCTGCGGCTACTCCGGCGGTCCGGTGGCAAACGCCAAGGATGAGCCAACGGCAGTGGCGGCGGAGGATGTCTGCGGCAAGCGACTGGCCAGCTGCCGGCTGCGCTTCCCCGGCACCGGCACCACCGCCAACGAATCCGACCTGCCCTTTGGCGCATTCCCAGGGCTCGATCTTTCGTGAAGTGGCTCAGCAAGCGGCAGCGCAGCGAGATCCGCAAGCTGGCGGCGGCATGCCCAGAGCAGGAGGTTTGCGGGTTCGTCTTTGAAGGCGGCGAGGTGCTGCAGGCTCCCAACGTCGCTGCCGATCCGACCGAGCAGTTTGAGATCTCACCGCTGTTTTATGCCAAGCACGAGGGCAACGGCATCAAGGGGATTTGGCACACCCACCTGAATCTCGACGGCTTCAGCCCATTGGATCAGCAGGTGATGGCAGCCGACACCTTGCCCTGGGCGGTCTACTGCTTAGAGAACGACAGCTTTAGCGAGTGCAACCCCACCCAACCGGCTCCGCTGGTGGGGCGCCCGTTTGTATTTGGCGTTTATGACTGCTATTCGCTTGTAAGCGACAAGCTCCAGGCCATGGGCGTCGATCTTCCCGACTGGCCGCGGGGTTTGTATGGCGAATGGAACGACAAAACCTTTCGCCCCTTTGACGAGCAGGCGCTAATTGTTGGCGAGAAGGTGAGAGGCAAGCACTACCGCGAGGGAGACATCCTGCTGATGAATCTGGGCGACTGCGCCGGCCACACCGACCACATCGGAGTGTTCATCAACGGCAAGCAATTTCTGCACCACCCAAGTGAGAGAAGAAGCGTAATTAGCACCTTTGGGAACTGGTGGGAAAGGAGACTTAGACTGGTTGTACGCCCCCACCAGCTATGCAAGAGCTGAAAACAATTCGCTTGCTTGGTGCAGCAGGCCGCAAGTTTGGGCGGTCTTTCACCCTGGCGGTGCGCTCTCCAGCAGAAGCGGTGCGAGCACTCGGCGCACTGATGCCGGAGTTCCACGGCTGGATCCTCGACCAGCACAAGCGCGGCGTCGCATGGAAGGTGATCACCGACCGCAGTGAGGGCATCGGCGAAGACGAGTTAAGTCGTGAAACCGGAGTAGGTCAGATCATCCTGGCCCCCGTGATTGCTGGCGCTGGTGGTGGCAGAGGCTTCTCAATCGGCAAGATCATCGCGGGTGTGGCGCTGGTGGCGGTCTCGCTGTTTGTGCCCGCTGCGGCCATCGGCCTGAAGTCGATGTTCGCCGTTGGCATGATCGGCGCCGGCTTGGCGCTGAGCGGCACGGCTGACCTGCTCACACCAACTCCGCAGCTGAGAGGCCCCAAGGCCACCAGCGGCTCAGGTGTGGCCACCAGTCGGGTGACGGGCGTTGAGATCAACAAGGGCGCTGACCTCGAGTCAAACCTATTCAGCCGGGACCAAGGCACCGGCGCCCAGGGCGAAGCTGTGCCGGTTCTCTATGGCCGCCGCCGGGTAGCTGGTCCGCGCTTGATCTCGTTTGAGCTGCGCAACATGCCAAGCGAGCGCGACATCTCAACTAACGGCACTTTGGGTCTGGTGGGTTACGTGAACCAGACCGATCTGACATGACCGAGTCAAAGCTGATCTTTGGTGCAGGCGGCGGAGGCCGAAAGCGCCGCCGGAATCGCGGCGGTAACTACACACCACCGGCACCGTCTCCAGCACCCACGCCAGCCCCGGCCCCGGTCTACAACCCGACCTACACCGCAGACGATCCCGGTCTGCGCTCCACCAGCTTTGCCCAGCTGCAGTTTCTGGTGTGCGAGGGCGAGATCTATGGCCCCGACCGGGCTGACCCCACCGGGCCTTGCACTCGCGAGGATCTCGAGCGCGCCACTTATTTCGACGACACCCCGCTTCGCACCAGCACCGGGATCAACCCCCAGCCTGAGGATCTGGTGCTGTCTTTCGGCAAGCCCGAAGACGAGCAGACCGGCGTGCCGGACTACAACCGCGTCAGCTCCACAGTTGATGTCAGCCAGCAGGTCAACAAAGGCACCCCTGTCACTCAGGCGGTCACCCCACCGGCATCACCTGGCGAAGACGGCGACTACCTGGGCAGGGTGCTGCTGCGGTTCCAAGGCTTGGTGCAGCAGACCAACCGCGGCGACGTGTTGGCCACGACGGTCAACTACGAGATCAAATATGCCGACGCCGACGGCACCGATCGGGAGATTTTCTCTGGCGATCTGACCGGTAAGTTCTCGGGCCAGTTCCAAAAGGAATACGAGTTTGAGTTCCAGGGGCCAGGACCTTGGATCATCACCGTCACCCGTAACACCGATGACGACGACACCCGCAATAGCGGCAGCAGTCAATATCAGTCGACATTCAGCTTCGCCACGGTCGTTATCAGCCTGAACCAGCGGCTGAAGTACCCGTACAGCTCCATCCTGACGACAGCCATCCGCGCTGATCAGTACAGCCAGCTGCCGGCGGTCTCCATCGACCTCAAGGGCCTGCTGATCGAGGTGCCGAAAAACTACGACCCCGACACCAGGACCTACGCCACAACCGGCGATGGCACCACCAATGGCCTGTGGGACGGCACTTTCAAAGTGGCGTACTCCGACAATCCGGCCTGGATTCTGCGGGATCTGATCCTGAACGACCGCTACGGACTGGGCGAATACGTGAGCGAGGCGCAGGTCGATCCCTGGAACCTCTACTCGATTGCTCAGTATTGCGACGAGGAGGTCAAGGCCAACAACGACGGCACCGAGACGGAGCCGCGTTTCACCTGCAACCTAGTGCTGCAGACCTCCGAAGAAGCGTGGAACGTGTTGCAGCAGCTTTCCTCGATCTTCCGGGGGATGCTCTATTACGCCGGCGGCAAGATCGTGGCGGTGCAGGACCGCAGCAAAACACCGGTCTTCACTTTCAACGAATCCAACACGGTGGAGAACGTCTCCACCGACGGCAGGGTCAGCGAGGGCAACTTCACCTACTCCGGCGCTGCCAAGCGGGCTCGCCACACGGTTTGCCTGGTCAGCTGGGACGACCCTGAGGACAACTACCAGCCGCGGGTGCAGTACGTGGCGGATGAAGCGGGAATCAACCGCTTCGGCTACAAGGCCATGGACCTGCGCCTGCTTGGCGTCACCAGCCGCACCCAGGCCCTTCGCGCAGCCCGCTGGGCGCTGCTGGCCGAAAGCGAGATCAGCGACACGGTCACCTTCCAAACCAACGAGATCGGCAAAGCGATCCGGCCTGGCGATCTGATCGACATCAACGATCCAAACAAAGGCGCCGGCGCTGCCCGCTACGGCGGTCGGATTATGGGTGTCGCTGGCGATGTGGTGACGCTCGATGCCAACTTGCCGGAGCCGCCCGAGGGCTGGGCGAGCAGCACCTTCTCATTCATGGTGGCGGTGCTTAACGGGGACGAGGCCAACAACCCCAGCCGCCGGCAGCAGCCAGCTCTAGAGAAGCGCGACATTGTCAGCGGCGCCGTGGTGGACGGCGTCACCCAGCTCACCCTCTCAGCAGGCACCACTACACCAACTGTCGGCTTTCCGTTCTTGGTGGAGAGCGACAGCCGCCAAGCGCAAACCTTCCGTTGTCTGACGGTGGAGCAGCAGGAGGCGGGAGTTTATGCCGTCAATGCGCTCCGCTACCAGCCGAGCATCTACGACTCGGTCGATAACGACACCCCGCTCAACGACGACGAGGACTACCTGTTCAAGCCAGTGACGCCTGGCGCGCCCACCTGGCAGCGAGCTCAGGTGATCTGGGACAACAACCAAGCCAAGATGGATTTGGCCTGGATCCCGTCTCCGACCAACGCCGTTATCAATGGCTTTGACCTGACGGTGCGGCAGTACCGGATCCAGTGGCAAGCCGGCACCTACGACAAAGACACCGACACCACCACTTGGGATGAAGTGTGGCGCGACGCAATCGACGAAAACGCTGATAACCGCGAGCAGCTGCCCATCAACGAGTTTGTGGCAACCGACCGATTCAAGGCGCGAGTTTGTGCAGTCGATCGCTACGGCGTTCAGAGCGCCTGGTCGGTAGTCAGGGAGCTCGACGAGATCACCACCTGGCGTCCGATGCCAGATCTCGACGGCGACAACGGCGAAGACCCCCCAGTCAAAAACGCCACGCTGAGTCACTTCAACCAGAGCAGCGGCTCTCAGTTATTCAGCTGGGCGTTCAATGTCGACATTCCGCCCTATGTGAACGGCATTCGGCTGCAGTGCAAACCCAACCGAGCACTGACGCCGACGGAAGAAAAGGGCATAAACCCGCCGGGTGCCGATGGCTGGTACACAATCGCTAATGCCCCGCTGGATGATTACTACGCGGTCGCTTTCCACGCGCTGACGACATGGTCAGTGAGGTTCAACCTGACCACCGCCATCGAGGGACTGACCGGCGAGACCTACGCCACCGACACGGTGGACATTGCTGAGCTCTACCCGCCTATTCCCGACCTGTTCGAGGTGGTGACGCTGCCGCGTAAGCCCTCCACCCCGCAGATGCGGCGCTTCAGCTGGGGCTTTACCAGCGCTCCACCGTTCCAAGACAAGTGGCCGCTGGGCGAAGTCACCGACATCGCTTACTTCGACATCCGTTTCAAAGCCGGCAGCAATGTCGACTGGGACCGCGGCTATCCGCTGTTTGCTGATGGCGTGCCAGGCGACCAGCAGTATTTCGAGACGGAGCTATTCGACTCCGGCACCTGGACCGTGATGATGCGGCCCAAAGACCAGACGGGCTGGCTCAGCGAAGAGATCCAGTTTGTGATTGTCGGCTTGGCCGATGCAGTCCCCACCAACGTGGTGCAGCGCATCGACCTCAAAGATGTCTGCTTCCCTGGAGAGTACGAGAACGCGCAGGTGATCAATCGCACCAGCGGGCTGATGTATCCGCCGCCGCTGGACGAGCTGTTTTATCAGGACCCACAAGACGACGAGTTTTACGAGGGTGCTGCTGGCTGCAACCTGCAGCAGATCGACGTGAGCACCGAAGCCCAGTATTTATACCCACTTGCAGTGCAAGACAACGGTGTGGGCCTGCTGGTGCTGACGCAGAGCACCTCCACATACCAGTGGTTCCTGCGGCGGGTCGGCTCGGCGGGCAGCGATCTGATGTACCCGGACCCGCAAACCGATCCGATGTACCCGCCGCCGCTGACCGACTACTTCTACCGAGATGTCAGCCCAGGCATCACCGGCGAGTTTCACCCGCTGGCGCCGTTCGAGAAAGTCGACGCTGGCTTCTACGAGCTGGGCGTCAGATTCCAAAGCACCGACGGCACGACGTTGGCCGAGATCCAAGACGTGGACATCATCCTCGACTACCCCGACGTGGCCGAGTCTTTTGAAGACATCGCCATCCCCGCTGGCGGCGCCAGGGTCAACCTGACCACTACGTTCCGCAAGCTGAAGGCGGTCAACATCACGCTGCAGCAAACAACCACCACCCCTCAGGCGTCCTCAGTGATCGTTGGTGGCAAGAGCTCCACCGGCTTCAACGTGAGTGGGTTTGATAAAGATGGCAACCCAGTTGCTTGCCTCATAGATGCTAATTGCGTTGGCTATTAGACTCGGGCTGAGGAGCTGAAGCTATGGCCGATCTACCGAGCAGCAGTCAGTCCAATTCGATGGACTCTTTAACCGTCACTCGGGAAGAGTTCCGGCTTGGAATGAACAGAATGCTTGAGTTTCACGCTCAAGCGCTCGGCAATGTTTCTGGCACTTACACCACCGAAACAGTCAGCCCGACCAACATCAAGCTGCAGGGCACCCCATCGCTGACCGATGCGGCTAAGCCTGCAGCAGATGACAACAGCCTGAGGATTCCGAGCACCAGCTGGGTGCGGGCACTTGTTGGAGGTGCTGGGGACATTACCGGCATCGACGCTGGCCCCGGTATTGCGGTCACTGATGGCGACACCGCAACCCCCAAGGTTTCGGTTGATTTAGATGCCACGCCCGGCCTGTTGTTTGAAGGCGCCGATGACGCCGGCAAGCTGAAGGTCAAGGTCAAGACCGATGGCGGCATCACGCTGGATGCGGACGGCCTGAGCATCACCGGCGGCGCCCCAATTCCAGACACCGGCGGCGAGATCACCGGCAGCCTGACCACCCCAATCCGCACGCTGACGGATGCAGCATTTGATCTTTCGACTGGGCCTTACTGGCAGTGCGCTGGCGGCTTCTTAGTTCCAAATCCAACCTCTGCAGTTGCAGGAATGGCGGGGCTGATCCGCTTTGATGCAGCACCAACTGCCTGGTCAGCCAATTTCAAAGGCCCCGGCGGTGACATGACCGCCATTGAGATCAAGGGCAAAGCAATAGTTCCTTTCTTCGTCAACGCAGCTGACGACATCTATATCGGTTGGCCCACTAACGAGATCGCCTGATGAATACTGCAGCGTGGTGGTGGGCAGCAGGCGCCAGCCCTGACAATCCCGATGGCCCAAGCCCTGGACCGGCTCCCGGCTTTGAGATCAAGAACAGCCTGCGGTTTGGTGCAGGTAGAACTCTGACTAGAGCCGGGACTGCACTGCAAAACGATTGGACAGCTTCCTGGTGGTTCAAGTATTCCGTGGACGGTGGCGTTAGCGCCGAGCGGATTATGTGTGCTGGGGGCAGTGCTTATTTCTCAATCTTTGCGAGCTCAACCCCTTCTCATCGATTGTTCTGGACTCCGACCTTTTCTCCCGCCAACTTTGGTCCATCACTTCGTGACCCAAGTGCGTGGTATCACGTTGTTCTGCAAAGCACAGCAACTGCAAGCACTGTTTTTCTAAATGGTGAGCAAGTAGGTAGAAGTGGTTCTGCCGGAACTACTAACTTATTCAATACTATTGGAAGCAATACTAATCCCAATAACTTTGAAGGTTTGATGGCTGACTGGTTCGTCATCGACGGCCAAGTTTTAGAGCCCACAGCATTTGCACGGGAGAACGACAACGGTGTGTGGGTGCCACGTGAGGTGGACTTCACCCCCGCTCAGATGCGGTGGAGTGATTTCCTGACTGTCAGTAATGGCGATTTTGGTACTCCAGCCGAAAACGCTTTCAATGGACTTTTAGATGATGGTGATGGTCGTTGCTTCACCAGCACTGGCGCCGACCTTACTTGGGCACCGCCTGCAGATAATCCTGCAACTTTTACGACCACACTTGAAATCTTTAATACCAACGCTGCCAGTCAGCAGAACATCAGCTGGAACGGAAACACAGTTAATCCTACTGGCGGATGGGTAACTGTTTTCACAGACCCAAGCCCTGACCCAGATAACCCTAATGTCATTGATGTTGATCAACCTCTAGTAATTGACAGTATTGGTTCCCAGCGCGCTGAGCTTTACGCAGTCCGACTAGACGGTGAGATTGTGCTCAACCCATTCATCTGGAGCAATAGAGTATATACAACTAGCAAGAGCTCTATTGACTGGAACACCACAAGCATCGCTGGGTTTGCCGTTTCAGACCCTGGCGGCTATGGACGCAAGGAAATGTTCAAT